TGGATCAGAAAATAAAGACAATGCTGGATCAGTCAAAGGAAAGAAGGTATCTTTTGTCTTATAATGAATAATTTGGCCGATTTTAGAACAAAAATCTGCCAGATCGTCTAAGCAACGAAAATGAACGTACACAACTTTGTACACGTCTTTGTACTTGCTCTTAGCCTTTGTTTGATCAAAAAGAACATTAGACGCAGGCTCATCAAAAAACTTATTCAGACTTTCTGCATACGCATCACTATTTCTTTTCTCATCATCCAAAAAGTTATCGTATTCGGAACTTTCTTCGATAATTGGATTTGGCGCCTTACTCATGATAATTATTTACCTCTAAGATTTCATTCTATTTCTGAGTTCACTTGAACTAAACTTATGGTCTCGACTATTGAAATATAATCTAATACCTAGTGTATCACAAAGTTCTCTGCCTGTAAAGTCATGATCTTTATATTCTTCACCTAGAATTCTTACATCAATCTTATAAAGACCTAAAATATCTGTCAGATCACTCTCATAGGTGTAGGGAATTATTTCATCCACATATTTAATGGCCGATAGCTGAGTATATCTTTCAACTATACTTTGAATCGGCCTATTTTTTTCTGCTCTATCCAATGACGGATCTACTTGTAATGCGCAGATCAAATACTCACATTGCTGTTTTGCCTCTCTTAGCATTGAAACATGTCCAGCATGTAATAGATCAAACGCAGAAGCAGTCAGTCCAACTTTACTTATCTCGCTCATAAGTTATATCCAAAATTTAAACGTTTCTCTAAACACATTCTACGGAGAACTTCTTTATCATCAATCGACATATCTTCACATGGGACAAACCAAAAATCATAGCGAAATCGCTCTTTATGTGAAAAGAATTTTTGTCTAAGATTAATCACATCTGAAATAAAATTTTTGACATCATCGATAACGAATACAATTTGTCCTAGTCTAAAATAGTGCTGGATCAAATCAATTCTATCTACGTAATCTTCAACAAAGCTTTTAGGATATATGATAATATCACCATGGAACCCCGCACCAATCACATTCTTCTTCATAGTATAATGAAAATTGTGAGTTATGGGTCTTTTGCCAATGTCCCTAATAATAACTTTTGATAATAATATCTTTGGTGTGCCTTCTTCAACACTACGGTCGTATTCATCGAAGTATGAAAATATAGACTCAAACATAACAGAAGATTTATCTCCTGTCAAGTCATAAAAATCGGATTTAAACAAAACGGAAATTTTATTATTATTATCGATATCCAAATCCATGTCACTCACAGGATTAATCTCTAATATTTTATCGCACAAACTAGTGACATCTATGTCTTCACAAGGCGATTTTAACTCTACCTCACATAAATGTTTTCCAGATCGTATTCCGTAAGAACCTATCGTATTTTTAACAGTATACATTATGCCGCCATTCTAGAGAAATTCTTAACTTTCTCAAACTTAATTACCTGATCAAATTTTTCATACAGTTGGTCGCCTTTATGACTAATGATAAACACATTAGAGTCTTGTGTAATCTCATTGATAATCTTTAAGAACTCTTCTGTACCTGCATTGTCAAGCGAACTGTCCATAATCTCATCCATAATCAACAGATTTGTCGATACCGAATTACGCAGCTTAGCAACAGCACGCCATGTAAATAGTAATGCAAGGTCAATACGCAACTTCTCGCCTTCAGAGAAAGATGCATATGTGAACACATCACGAAAGCGTGATTTAATTGTTTCATTGAAACTCTCATCTAACTGAAAGTCTACGAAGAAATCCATGGCGGCAAGATATTTATTAATCAACTTATTCATTACAGGAATATATTGCTTAACAATACGTGTCTTGATACCACCGTCTTTCAAAATACTGGCAACAACACCAATGATTTCTTTGTCATCGAAGGCTTCTTGTTGCTCACTATGTCGTGTATCTAATTCTAGTTGCAGTTCTTTGATCTTTGCATCATCAACGGCTTCTACTTCTCTTTCTGCTTCTTCGAGTTCTTTCTTAATGCTTTTACACGTGTTCATAGCCATCTTATAATTAGCATTGTGCTCAGACATTTGAAGGTTCAAAGATCCTATCTCATCTTCAATTGCCTCAATAGAGGACAATCTATCAATTACGCTGTCAAGTCTAGTTTGGATCTCTGCCTGGGCGTCTTCAATTTCTTTGATTTTTGATCCTGATTCTGTGACTGTCTGTTCTTTAAACTCGTGCTCAATACCTTGTCTACAGGTTGGACAGTTGTCATGATTTTCGTAGAACTGTATGTCTTTAAACAGCTTGTTGCGCTTAGTGGTAAGTTCATCAAAGAGTTTATCAAGTTTTTGCCTATTATTTTTCATACCTGCTTTATCAGCGATACTTTCAGTTTTGACTTTAACGTCTTCCATCAACGTATCAATGTTTCCTTGCTCAACTTCAATGAATGTAAGTTGCTCACGGATCTTTTCTTTGAGTTTGACAACCTCAGTTTCTTTGAGTTTGCGAATAGACTCATTATGTTCTACCGCCGATTCAATCTTAGTTTCAAGCATATCAATATCATGCTTGATAGTTGTAATACGTGCCTTATTCTCTGAGACACGATCCCGCAACAAAACATTCATAGTCGAAAAGATTTGGATATCAAGAAGATCTTCAATAATCTCACGGCGTTGCTGGGCAGGTAGTTGCATGAAAGGAACAAAGGTAGATGATCCTAACACAACAACCTGACCAAACGACTTGAGATTCATTTTAAGAATGTTTTCTTCAAGATATGTTTGATAATCACGTGCCGCAGCATCTTGATTTAAAAGCTCGCCGTTACACCAAATCTCAAATAAATTGGGCTTGATACCACGTTTGACAAGATACGCTTTGCCACCAGTCTTAAAAGCAACCTCAACCTCAAGCTCTTTATTGTTGATACTGTTCATCAACTGAGGCTTATTGATCTTTCGAAATGGCTTGCCATACAAAGCAAAGGAAATAGCATCAAGCATCGTAGATTTGCCTGCGCCATTTTCACCTACAATAAGTGTTGATTTATGCGTATCAAGCTGAATGTGAGTAAATGCATTACCTGTTGACAAGATATTCTTGTACTTTACATATTGAAAATGTAGCATTAAAGACTTATTGCCTCCTGATAAAGCTCTTGGACATAATGTTCGACTTTTTCTTTATCGGCACCAATATCAATGTTCTCAATATAATTCCTTAGAATTGTCATTGTATCTTGTGCCTCATCGACCAATTCGTTTTCATCAATCACATCCATATTCATATGATCATCGACAACTTTGATATCTGTCGCACCTGCTTGTTGCAGACGATCAAGAAACAAATCAAAAATATATGGGTTAGACTTGTTTGTAATTATAACCTTAATGTATGTGTTTGTCAACAACGAAGTGTCAAGATTAACAACATCTTCAATGGTCATATCAGCATCGTCGTACCATATTTTATGGAAGATCTTCAATGGATTTTGCACGTATGTCATCTCACGTGTTTCTGTGTCGAATACAGAAAAGCCTCGCTTCTGGTCATGATCTGACCAGGTCATCTCATATTGCGCACCTAGATATGTGATATTTCCATGAGAGGATGGTTGATGGAAATGACCAGAATAAACAGCTTCAAACTTAGAAAACACATTCTTATCCATACCTGTCGTGCATAGATGGCCTTTGTCCATTTCGAAACCAGTGATTTCAAAGTGACCCATTAGAACCTGTGCTTTTGTTTCCTGAAATGCTTTAATAGATGCATCCCAGTTCTCTGCGCACATCCAAGGTGATAGCATGATTTTACAGCCATCCATATCGAGTTCTACAGGATCATCCCAATATAAATGTAAGTTAGTATATGATGAAGAACCATAGAGTTGACGCAAGGCATTAACTTCATTTGTGTTCTTAAAGAAGGTATCGTGGTTGCCAGCAACAACATACAACTCAATACCGTTATCTGCACAAGGCTTGATAAACTCATCCTCTAGACGTTTCGCAGTAACGAAATTGATATACTTGCGTCTATCTACAATGTCACCTAAGTGAAACCACCGTTTTGATGTCATTTTCTTTGAGATATGGAAAGAAGATTTCATTCCAAAATCTTGCCTGAAAATCAGCAAGAGGCTTATTATCATTACGAACGCCCCAATGCGTATCATTTACAATAGCAATTTTCATAATATTATGTCCTTAAAGATTATTCTTCTTCGTCAATTTCATCGTCATCTTCAATTAACGCTTCTAGATTCTTTTTCTTCTTTGCCTGCTTTTGCTGTTGAGCCTTCTTATCCTCAATGCGCTTCTCATATGATGTGACGAAATCTGACATATAATCATTATTCAGATCTATGTAGGCCGCATCTCCTGGATCATCAGAATTTTCTTTTGTTGTTGTCTCACCATGTATAACTGAAGATTCGATAACTTTGTGCTTAATATAAAGCTGTTTCTTTTCTTTTTCAATACGTCTTAGAAAGGCATACCAAATAATTTGTGTGAAGTATGCAAATGGATTGCTAGATTTCTCTGGATTAAAGTTGCCGATTGCTTGTATGGCATTCTCTAAACCATCGCTTATCATTTCTTCTTTATAAGAATATCCTGAGAAATTGGGCTTAGATGCGAGTCTGGTTGCTATCTTATATACACACTCACCTATGTAGTTAGGAATAGGCGGTGGTGGATCTCCAGTTTCCTCTGCTTCCCTAACTTTGGACTTATAGTCAACAAGACATGCCAAAAACTCGGCATTGTTGACGTAGTTGACTCTTTTACGCTTGATCATCATTCACTCCTTACCTCATTGCTAATTTAGTAGACTATAGCATAAACTTTTTTTGGTGTCAAGCACTTTTTTGTCTTGACAGACTAAAAGACTCCTGGTATAATCATATTATGGTTTATGAAATACTTTAATGTTTTATGGATGTTTTAGACTCCAAAAGGGTTTCAAATATCTCTTCAAACTCAGAAGTATCATAATCATCAGTCTGACGATATCTATCATTGTTGGTTTCTCTATCTCTGATAGACAAAATGTACTCTTGATATATCTCATTAGATCTTTCTGATGCTTTATGAATCAATTGTATTTCTTCACCTTTGAGTGTTGCAGTTTTTACTTCAGAAAGATAGAGCCAATCACGCACCCAAAATCCATGATTGGGTTCTATTTTTACAAGCATTGGGTCTGATATCGTAGTGCTTTTTCCATCATCAGCATTTATATATGCAAGAAGATCATCACCATTTTTAAGCTTTATTGCCATTAATGTCATGTAAGTTCCTCTCTTTTATTTTTTAATTGGAACATTGTATATCTTTATCTCAAATTCTTGATCAGAGTATATTTTCATTCTCTCTATAAAGTGCAGAGCAGCAAAGTTTTTATTAGATTTCCATTGCAGATCATCAACTATATCGTATAACGTTGCTTTATCTTTTCCATTGCCTTTTCGTAGTACACGACCAATTGACTGCAAATTGCGTATTTTAGACTTAGAAGGACTAGCAAAAATAATATTATCAAGACGTTTAATATTAACACCAGTAGAAAAGGTGCCATAACTAGCCAATATGATATTGTCAGAAGTTTCTTCAGCAATTTTCCGAACAGCTTCTCTATCATCAACGTCTACTCCACCGTGAATAAAATGTACAGATTTACCTTCTTTTTCTAACATTGGTTGCAACACTTTGCCGTGCTTCTCAACAAATTGAAATAGTACCAATGTGTTACCTTTGAGTTCCCATGCTAAATTTCTAATGAATTTGTTGCGTCTTTCATTTTTAACGATCCAATCAATTTCTTCAGGATACGTTTTACCGTTACAAAACTTTTTATCTTCATCAGAGTATTCAAGAACAATTGCTTTGATACTGAAATCGGCTAAAGTTTTTTCTTTAATCAATTTCGAGGTCTGCGTCACTTCAAAAACTGGACCAAATAGTCCTTCTAACACTAGTTTATGTGTTTGTGATTCATCTAGTGTACCAGTGAAGCCATAACGATATTTAGTGTTGTTCATTTTCTCTAATATTGACGTTAGAGATTTGGCCTTAAATAGATGCGCTTCATCTCCAAACACAACATCAAATTTTTGAAACCAGTCCTTTCTTTGTGTGTAGACTGATTGCCATGTGGTGATAGTAATGTCAGCCTCTACATTCTTATCGACACCGCCACGTATTTTGTGAATAGACATCTCGTTGCCATTATTGTAATCCAAAAAATCTGACTCCATTTGTTCAACGAGAGATTTTGTTGGAACAACTATAAGCACCTTTCTATTGGATGATAGATGATATCTAGTTATTAGATATATTATAAAAGATTTACCAGAAGCCGTAGGAGAAAGAAGAACAGATCTATCATTTTTTAGTGCGTGATACACTGCGTTTTTTTGATAGTCTCTAGGCTCATATTTTGATTTGACAGACTTAGCGATTATATCTGCTATGTCTTCTGGTATTTTCTCATTATTATTCGAAACATTCTTATCAATGACAACTTCATAGTTGCGATTTTTACAAAATGTGTATATGTAATTTAAAAGACCCGCATATACTATTCCTGTCATTGCATTGAAAAGACGAATTTTTCCGTCCCACATCTTGTTTTTGTACGCAGGCATAAACTTTGCGCCTGGCACATCAAATGTGAAGAAGTCAGAAAGCTCCATTTTAGTAGAAGGATCAGTGTTTACTCTGATATACACTTCATCTATCTTTTCAATGTGTACTAGTTCCATTATGCTCCCGTTCTAAATTTTTCAAAGTCTAGTATTGTTTTAAGTTGATACCCTCTACTATGGATCTGTCGTATAATCTCTTCTAAGTAGTTAACTTTATACTCTTGTGCAGCAACCTTGAGGCTCATCTCAATAATTTCGTCATCTGATTCAAGGTAAGTTGGAATATCTTGGCGTAAAATTTTAAGAGGTTGAGGAGACCAGCCATATTCTCGAAGCTCTTCTGGCCCCAGTTCTCCACGATAATATTCTGTTTTTAGTTTGAAAAACTTTTTATATTCAGTTTTCAACTTTTTCAACTGCATACCTTCATTTATGTAATAAAGATAATACTTATTGTGCAGCTTTGGTATGTTTGAGGACTCTGAAGATATATCAGCTTGATTAATCTGCAAGTCCTGCGACCATTCAGTCACTATAGTTTCAATTTTCATTATGTACTCCTACACCATTATTAGTGTTCACATCATATCACATATTTATGTCTTATGTCAATGACACTGTTAGTATGTGTTGTTTAAGGCCTTTCTTGATCCCATGTACTCGATATCCCATGCATTTATTTTAAAAGAAAAGTCTGCGGTCACATAGTCAATATCAGAATCAGTTGTTGTCATCTGTACTGCTGATATGGAGGTGGGAAAGATGTCCTTATAATATATCTGTATTATTGGATTTTGTCTGCTATCTAAAACAATTAAAGTTGCGTCAGAATACAGATTTCCACTTTCGTCTTTTGCCTTATTATAGTCTGAAAATTGATCTGCAGTCGTAAGTCTTTCTAACCACTTAACAACCTCTATATAACCCTGCATCTCTTCATCTAGTCTCACTGTTAGGATTAGATCATCATATGTTATTTTATCGCCGTGTCTGTATATATTTTTAAATGGTGATGGCTGCTCAGTTATACCTGCGTTTATGCCAGGAATGTTTGCTTGTTGAACAAAAAAGCTAACATGAGGAAGCCTATTCACAGAAAATTTAAATCCATTTGGCGCCAAGAAATTCTGTTCAAATCCTGCGTTATAAGAATCTGCCATAAAACTGTTCCTTTAAAAGTATTTTTGTTATACAGGTATTTATGTAAAATAAAAAAAGGGAGCCCGAAGGCTCCCTTAAGTGTGGTAGCTTAAGCTACTCTTATTATATTACAGAATGTTTGTAATAGCAGTGCGACGGTAGTAGATGTTGTCGCCATTGTTCAGTGCGTGACCGCCGTCTGCAGGAGCAACAGTTGTTCCTTTAGCGAATGGGTTTGCGACCATGCCGTAGCGAGTCTTGAAGCCCAGTTTTGACTGGAAGCTGTTCTCACCAACTGCACGGACCATCTGTAGCGGTACGTATGGGCAGTAGAACAAGCCAGCGTCAAATGCGTTTGCACCCTTATAACCGACGATGAGGTAGTTTGCACCTGCATATGGGTCGATGTATACACGGAAGCGACCGTTCAGTACACCTGCGAAAGTGTTACCAGTGTCATCTACCTGAAGGTTGTTGCTGTTAAGAGCAGGTGTGTAATCAAGAACACCAGCCATCTGAAGTGCAGAAGCAACGTCTGATGAACAGATGATCAGGTTACCTTTACCACGACGAGTGTCTTTTGCGATTTGATTCGCTTCACGCTCGATGTGGAACATCAGGCCCTTGAACTTCTCTACTGACCAACGGCCGTTTGCATCAACGTCTAAGTCGAATACGCCTGGTGTTGCAGTTACGCCTTCTACTGCGTTAACAGTCGCTGAAGTGTAGACAGTACGAACAACTTCACGGTTGATCTCAGCAAGCAATTCTGCTGAAAGCATGTTTGCAAGCTCAGTTTCTGCATCAAGACCATGAATCGCTTTCAAGTCCTGTGCAAGCTCAGTTGTGTACTCTGCTTTCAACGCACGTGATTTCGCAGTAACTGACACTTTGTCGATCTGGAATGACATCTCTGCGAAGTCATTAGAGCCCGGTACTGAACCAAGTGCTTCAGCAGCGTCACGTGCCATACCTGTACCAGTTGTTTCTGAACCTTTACCCAACAAGTTGGCGTGAGCGCCAGCACCTGAGAAGTCGGTGTCTGCTTCGTTGTACATTGCTTCAGTTGTGTTGCCAGCGCCGTCATCGTAGTTTGAACGCATTGCAAAGATCAAGCCTGTTGGGCCAGTCATTGGCTGTACGCCTGCGATATCATAAGCAATCAAGTTAGGCATTGCACGACGAACAAGTGAAATCAACACTGGATCGTAGTTCTGTACATTGTCAGCATTGTTAGCTGGTGTTTCAGCCAAGAAGCTTGATGGCGAGTAAGAAGAGCCTTCTCTTAACGCCTTTTCTGTGTTCTCAAGAAGTGTTGCCGTTACAGCCGCACGATGAGAATCTTTAATTGACGGAAGAGCATCGTGACCTAACACTGGTGCCCACTTCTCCATAAGTTCTTTATTTTGCATTTTACATTCTCCTTTTTGGATTTACTTTGTTATTTATAAAAAAATTAATTTAAGGTGCGAGCTAGTGCGTTAACATAAGAGGCCATTTCGCCGTCAAGCTTAGGCTTAACTTCTTCTGTCTCTTCGTTTGACTCTTCAAGCAATTGGTCAGACAAGTCTTCCGACTTTACTTGCTCTTGCTGAAAATAGCTTTCTTTGATGATATTCAATTTCTTCGAATAATCTTCAATATCATTGAATGAAACTCCTTCGGCTAGAGCACGAAGTCTCTCAACTTGAGTATCTGCTAGACCTTCAGAAATTTCTTCGAAAGCTGCGGCTTTTTTGCCCTCTTCAATAATTGCATTTGCTTCAATGAGCTTCGCAACAGCTTCGTTATACTTTTCAGTCATTTCCGCTTTTGCTTGCTCTGCCTCTGCAACAACATCTTTAGCGTCTTCATCGACGTTCAAGTTGTGCTCCGACATTACATTTACAATGCCGTTGAATAGAGATTCTGCCACCTCTACCTTAAAGTTACTTTCGATCTGAACCTTATTGTCTTCTAACCATTCAGAAACAACGTAATCCAAATAAGAGTCTACCTTTTCCACCAACTCATTAGTGATGATACCAGCTTGCTCTTCTAAATCATTTTCAAACTTTTCTTCGAGTTCTTTCTTGTGTGATTCTACACGCTCAAAAACTGCTGCTTCAAAAAGTGCTGTTGTCTTTTGACGGAAGTCTTCTGATAGATCTTCTCCATCAAAAAGACTTGTGCGATTTTTCAGCCGCAACAGATTTATCAGCTTTACGCTTCGTGTTTGAGCCACCTGCAGGGGTGGTTGCATCTGCTGCCATTGAATCTTCGCCTGTAGCTTTCGCTTCTTCGAGATCTTTGTCTAACTTATCGATCTGAGTCATTTTATTTCTCCTTTGTGTATCGAATACCTTCATTAGTTGTATTTATACATTTTTAGTTTTATAAAGAGTTTATAAACTTTCTAAACAGAACCTGAGCCTTTTCTTCCAAAGCCTTAGGATCTTTTTTAATGGTCTGCTTAATTTCTTCTTCAATTTCATCGAAAGTGTTGGCTGCAGTCCAAGATGATGATGCGACATCATAACCCCACTCTACGCCTTCCATAACTCCTTTTACGAAAGCATCTGGTGCAGATGGATCTGCAACAATATCTCCTGCAGTTGCAAGCATAAAGTCGCTCTGAACTTCCATAATGCCTTCTCTATTCTTTCTAATAGATCCCATACCACGTGAAGAAATACCTAACTGACCACCCTCATCGATGATATTCTTTACAATCTTGCCCATAGGTGTATCCATCACTTTGGCACGGCCTATGATATTAGATCCGTCTTGTCTCAACTCAGTGAACATGTGCGAAACACGATCTAAATTGATAGTTGGTCCTGCAGGATGGCCTAATTCGCCAAATGCACGATTCTTAGAAACAAATGATCGATTATATCGATTTACTTCTTCTCCCAATACAGATGAGGGATACATTCTGCCATTTCTATTTTTGATATCACCTTGCATGATGATACCTTCGATGAAATAGTTTTTGCCCTTTGAATTTCCTTCTTCATCTAGAATTTCTTCTTGAATGTATTGGACATCTTCTGTTAATTCTTTGATAAGTAATGACATATCTTACTCCTTAAGCCTTATATGCTACGCCGGTTGCCCAGACGCCTGATGCTGCCTGTGGTGCATCGATAGTATCGCCAGGCTTTTTTTCAATTACAACACGTTCGCCAGCACTAATCATAACTGTCATTGCACCAGATGCAACTAAAGTCGCAGAAGTATTGGTATTAATGACAGAAACTAAACCAGAGTCAGTAACCGTATCGGGTCCCAATGCTATATCTACTGCAGAAGTAAGTCCCTTAATAATCATTACTTGACCTTACTCATCGAAAAGTCTAGCATTTTCATAAACATGTTTTCACTCTTATTAATCGAGTCAGCAAATTTTGTTTTGTTTGCATCATTAAGAGCGTTATAAACTTTTACCATAGCAGAAGCAGAAAACATATCTACCTTTGTGCGTCTGCCATCAGCGAACTTTACCGTAGCGGCAGATTTGTTTTTAACAATTTTCTGCAGATCTTCGATAACACCTTCTTCTAAATCAGCGCTTTCATAAACATCTTTATCGTCTTCTGCATCATGATCTGCAGCACGCTTGGCCTTTTTTGCCTTAGATGTGAACTGATCTTCCTTAGCGACAGGATGTTCTTTCTTGTCGACCATATGCTTGTTAGCGAAATTTTGCTCATCTTCAGACTTAGGTTTATCTACAGTCTCGTTGAGCATGTCCTTAAACGATTTCATTTTTACACCTTATTCTTCTGATTCAAATTCTGTTTCTGAGGAGGTGTCAACTTCTACTTCTGCTTGCGGTTCAAGATCCATCTCTAGTTGCTCTTCGCTACCAAACATCGAATCGAACTTCGCACCAAGCGCCGCCTCAACTTTACCTGCCATAACATCTGCGAATGTACTTTGGAACTCAGTCGCATTCTTGTCGTGTGCGTGGTTAATCATATCTTTTACACTCATTGTATATCTCCTAATATTCTATATGTCTTATTTATTAAAACTCGGTATTGTCTTCAGTATCATCAGGTTCAGCCTCTTTTTCAGCCTCAATCTGCTTGTCAACGTCTTCAATATCATCCTCGTTCATATAAAGCACGTTCTTACGAATCCATTCTTTAGAGAAGTATTCGCCTTTATACTCATCAATATCACGTAGAATCTGTAAACGATTCTGTAGAATCTCTGAGTCTTTAAGTTCTTCAAAGTGATTATCCATTTGATAATCATATCTAAGAGCGGCTTGAATTTGAGGCCACTCTTCAGGTGCAATTACACCTTTTAGAATAAGTTGCTTCTCTAGAATCTTATCAAATAGAATAGAGAATCTAGCACGTAGTCTACGAACAAACTTACCAAACTTAATCTCATCACGACTAATCTCAGATGCACGACCCAGAGAGAAACCAGCTTCACTTTCTAGTCGAGACACTGGCACGTTAAGTGCTTTGAATAGTCTCTTCTGGAAGTATAGTACGTCTTCCATCTCTCCAAGATTCTGACCACCAGGCAATGTAGTGATTTCTGTACCACGACCACCTTCACGGCGAGGCAACCAGAAGTCATCTGTCATAGACATATGGCGTCTGTCATCTTTTACTTCGCCAGTAGACATATCGTACACTAGACGATTCTTATGCTTGACCATCATATCACGTAGATATTGCTCTGCTTTCGCTTTCGGCAAGTTACCTACATCGATATAGAATACACGTCTTTCTGGCGCACGTGAAATACGATAGATAACAAC